ATCCAAAAGGATTGGTACCACGGTCTTTGAGTGTGCTGTTTATCACATAATGTTCAAGATAGCTATGCATGCGGGTGCCACGATTGGCAGCTTCGGTAGTGATTTGCTGGGCTTTTTCCGCGCCTACCCTGCGCTTCCAGTTCTCCAGCGCCATGCGTTTTTCTTGAGGTTTGGTGCGATCCAGGATGGTGGTGACCGATGGCAATCGATTGCCGTCGGGAGTGGCATAAAGCCGCTGCCCGTCCTGGTTCTCGCGGCTCAAAGGTGTGTAATGGTAGCGTTCTGTGATCAAACCGTGAAACTCTCGCCACAGCCGCAACGCCCCGACTCGTTGGGATTGATGAACTCAAATCCTTCATTGAGGCCTTTTTTCTGATAGTCCAGGGTCATTCCGTAGAGATAAGGCCTGTGTTTGGGATCCATGTAGATCCGCACACCGTTCACGTCGTGATGCTCCACGCAACGTTCTGCGCCCTGTTCTTGGTCCACGAATTCCAGTACATAGGCCATGCCCGAACAACCAGTGGTGCGCACGCCCACGCGCACGCCCAGACCCTGACCACGCCGTTGGATGTTGGTGCGGATCTTTTCCGCAGCGATGTCAGTGACTGAGATCATGTTTGCTCCTGATAAATTCGTCAAGATCACTCTCCCAAACTACAGTCACAGTGTATCCCAGTGATTCCAAATATTGCACTCTGTCTTCGTCCAGTTTTCTTTTTTGCTCGGCGGTCATTTTATAATAAGGATGTATATGGTTATCTGGATACAATTCAGGATTACAATGCCAGTAATCTCCATAAACTTCTATAATGTGATTGGATGATCTATCTACAAAATCTACATTATAATAACTGATTTGCACATTGTTTTCATAGCCTTTTAGGTAAGGTAACAACCTCTCTTCTAGGCTGCTTCTTTTTGCTTTTAGCAAAGTTTCATTGGTCTTGGACATGTACTCTGCATTTTGTTTCTTTCGTTGTTGGGCCACTTCGACTCCATAGATCTCTTCCCAGGTTTTTCCTTTGAATCTTCCCCTGTTGGCATCACCTATACGAGCCTTGGCGTCATCGGGTTGTGTCATGCCCCGTCGAGGGTGCCCTTCCTGTTGCCATCTCAAAGTTCTTTTGTTGATAGATGCTTGAAACTTTTGCCAGTATTCTGGATTTTTTTTCTGCTCTAGGCTGACCTGTCTGGCATGTTCCCTTGCAGACGGATCTGAAAATTGCTTGTTGGTAATCTGCCGTGCCAGTTCATTCTTGCATGGTTTTGAACATGTCTTGCTTGGCCTTTTTAGGATTTTTGGTAAGAATTCGAATCGACAAATCATGCACACGGACATAAAAATACCCCCTGTAATTATTTATCAAGTAAACTTTTACAGGGGGTAGATGTTAGGCCTTTTGTTGCTTTTTCCTGTAATCATCTATAGCAGATTTCAGAGCGTCTTCGGCCAAAATGGAGCAGTGTATCTTAACCGTCACGGAGGGAGAGCAAGTTCCTGCGCGATGGCAGTGTTCTTGATCTCCCGGGCCTCCTCTAATGATAGTCCTTTTACCATCTCTGAAACAAGACTGCTTGATGCGATAGCCGACCCACAACCATAGGTCTTCCATTTGGCATCAATGATTGTGTCTGTTTCAGGATCTATTTTAAGTTGAAGCTTTAAAACATCCCCACACGCAGGCGCCCCCACAAGTCCTGTACCGACTGTGGGATCGTTTTTGTCAAACGCACCAACATTTCTGGGATTTTCGTAATGGTCAAGAACGGATGCGCTATAAGCCATGATAGATCCTCCTTAACAACGGTACTTATGCCGGGAGCTCCAGCCTGCGAGTTTAGCTACAGCGTTTCTGTACTTATTTTCCAACTTTTTTTTCTGGGCGAAAAAGTGATGGGTTTGCGTTCAAGCTGCTCGGGACAGAACTTGCACTGAGGGATCACGTGATCGATGTGAGCCAGGAAATCTTGACCGCGCTGTTCAAACTCGGAGACTGCCAAGCCCTGGTAGCTGTTCAACAGCACGCGATCCTCTGGCGATATGTCAAACTGATACTGGCGATCAAACTCCGGCATCAGGGCCACGGGACCACATTTGTAGATCCGGCCGTTGATCCAGTGATAATTCTTGAACCTACGGAATGTGCAGTTCTCATGTGCGCGTTCGGGCTGGCTCTGGTACAGCGTGAAGGACCCATCCTGTCGCTGGATGACGTTGCTCTGCACGAACTTGTCGCTCATCCACACATGCACATACCTATTGTTGGCATCATAGAACTGGAAATCACTGCCCGCTCTATGATCAGGATCAGCTGTCTCGCGGATGGGCGGTGTCAGGAAATTGCGTATGCGCGAGAAGATTTCTTCCTTGTCATCTGGATTGTGTATGCTCACGCTGATCCAGCTCTTGTTGATGGGATCCAGTGCTCGATACAATCCTCGCACTCGATCTATGCGTGTGCCATTGGTCAGCACCTGCACTCCATAATGATCCGGCCACAACCGGCTGAGTCCGGCGATCCATTTCACTATGTCGCGGTTCATCAATGGTTCACCGCCCAGGATCACCAGCTGGCGGATATCGATGTATCGAGACCATAGCTCAAGATCTTCGGCGTAGTCGTCCCAGGCTGTCCATCCCCGGAAATTGTAGTTGTTGTAGCGATTGCATCCGTCGCAGGTGAGATTACACACATTGGTGATGTAAAATTCAAGGCGATCTATCAGTATGCGCTGGGACACGATTGGGATTCTTGCTAAATTGTAAGTGTACTGGTTGTTTTGGGAAAAAGCAACGATTTTTTGCTAGAGATGCACCAATCGCGACCCGGAAAACAGTGCCCGGATCACATGGCTTTCTTGGCCACTCGTTTGGCCATGGAGTCCACTGTCTGGCGGGCTTGATCCACGGTCATGGTAGTGGCGGATACCGTATCTGCGCCCTGGAACGTGATGGTGTCGCCTTCCACATTGGCGATGATGCCATCCAGAGGAGGTTGCAACGCCAGCTGGGCCAGACGATCGGGTGTGATGCTGATGCCCATATTGCCTGCCAGCTTGGTGAAAGCTTCGACACTGATGGTACGGGCAGCATCGGTATCTTCCGCACGTCCTAAGAGGAACTGTGCCAGGGCGGCCAGTTTAGTGGCTTCGCTGCGATCTTCAGCCACTTCGCGGATCAACATTATCGGCGCTCGCGGCCTAGACCCACAGAAACTTCGTCTTCTTCCTCTTCTTCATCGGCGGCAGGCAGATTGGCGTCCAGGCTGAGATCCACTTCTTCTTCGCCTGGGGCAGCGGCCGGTGCGGCTGCGGGTTGACCGGGCACCACTGGCGCCTGGCCTGTGAGAACACCTTGTGCGGCTTCCATTTCTGTCTTGCCGGCCTGTACTGCGGTGAGAAGATTGCTCAGCGCGGTACTGGCCTGTGCCTGGAACTGGGTGGCCTGTTCCGTGCCCATGTCGTTGCGTATGGAGTTCACCAGGGCCGGTAGATCTTTGAACTGCATCTCGGAGATATCTTCCATCATGCCCTGGATGCGGTCTACCATGTCCTGCGCGGCCAGCACTACCTGCGCGGTCTGGATCTCGCTCTCTTTGACCATGCGCTTGGGATGTTTGGTTTCTTTGGCCAGCGCTATCTTGTTCATGGTGGCCTGCTCGTCGGGTGTGAGTGTCTGGCCGCTCTGGGCCTTTTTCATCACTGCCTGGCTCTTGGGATCTTTGGTCACGGCGCCCATGGCAGCACCATCCATCTCCTGCACCCGTTGCGTGAGCGCCTGCTCCAGCATGATCAGTTTGAGATAATCGGGATTGCGCTCCGAAAAGTGCCGGCTCACTGAAGCTTTGTGTTCTCGCAGCAGGCTCTGCACACGCCCCAGCATGTGTCGGGCTTGGCTTTCGCGCAGGCGGCGGAAGTCCACACGATGGTCGAAAAAGCTGGCCAGCGTTTTAGTGATTTTTTCTGTTGGGCGCAGTGCGTCCAGTTCGTGCAGTTTCATTGTTGAATCCTCTTATCTGCCAGTATTTAGCCAGATTTATACATTTGTCTAATCTGTTTTCGATCTGTGCCAGTTGCTGCCGGCGTTGTTCTACCTTGAGCATGGCCATCTCACGGCGACCAGCGTCCCGGATTCCGCGGGCCAGACGATCACGCACTTCGAGATCCACGCTGTCTCGCTGGCGCCGCTGATCCAGCTGTGAAATCTCCTGGGCCACATCATAGCGCCGGTACTTGTGTGCTATGCACCAGGCCAGGGCTGATTTCACCGACGAAAATCTTTGGGTGTCCATGCCGTGGTGTACCATATCACAGCCCGGGGGCACTGCGGTGATTTCGTAGCAACCAAACACATGATAGCGACCTTGTTCTTGCCAGATCATGTTGTGTTTTACAAGATCCAGCCCTTGCTGGGCCAGCTGTTCCAGGCGCTGCTGGAGTTCAGGATTGCTGATCTTCAATTGATGACGAACGTGACCAAGAGATAGCCCACTATGGCCGTGAGCGCAGCGATGATGCCCATGCCCCAGCTCATGATCTGATCTGTGCGTTTTTCCGCCATGGTGTGCACCATGTCATGAACTTCGCGTATCACGGTGCCTTGCTCCATGATCTTTTCTTCCACTGTATGGAATTTCTGTTCTAGGAAGCGATAACGCTGGGCGCAGAGATCTACATGCGCTTCCAGGCTTTTACGTTCCAGGTCTGTGGCTTCGCTCATGATTTTATTTAGCTGACGAGCTCAAACCAGATGTTGGCGTCGGGTCCGTGCGTGCGCAGTTCTGGGTTCACGTGCGCTGTTTCAGAAAGTCCTGTGATCATGGGCACGGTCTCGCAGTCTTGCAACAGCAGGCCCAGCACTTGGTCTTGTGTGCTCACAGCGCTGATGTTGGGTATGTCAAATTCGAACTGCCATTGCGAACCTTGCACACGAGGACCCTGGATGTTTTCTGGCAAGGTACGCAAGGCCAAGATCTGGTTCAGGGTCTCCCAGTTGCGCTGTTGGTTGCGGCTACGCACCCATTGCTGATCGGTTTCTATCATCTGACCGGCCTGATCCTGGAATGGCATCTGGCTGTTGGATGTGTGATTCCTCACACCGGTGACCGTGATGTCAAACAGGGTTCTGCATCTTATGGTCGCTGTCATGAGGCCAACTGTATCCTGGAGTTGAAACTCAAGATATAGCGTTCTCTCTCACCATGGTAAGGCAGGGCACTGTGTTGTATCCAGGAAGGGAACACTATGAGCTGCCCGGGCTCGGCCGAGATATCTATGGTGGTATTGGCAGTCATCCATGCTTGGCCTGCGTCAGTGTAGCTGGTGGCATAGGGACGGAAAAATCGATTCACGCCGTTGCGTTCTGGCATGCTCATATCACCGCAGTCTAGGTAATAGATAGCGGACCAAGACGAGTTGGGATGGATGTGTACATCGTGATAGCCACCGTCGCGCGTGATATGGCACCATGATTCGTGGAATTCCACTATCACGCTCATGCCTTGGGGCCAATGTCGGCCGCAGGCGTGCACCGCTGCTTCAAACACGCACTGTTTGCACCATGCTGTCCAGGCGGCTACAGCAGGGTTTTCCTGTTCGCAGAAATCAAACCGGCTTTCGTACAGTCCGCGCTTGGCGTCGGGCGCCACACCACTATGGCTGTTGGCCTGCTCTAGATCTCTGCAGACCTGTTTGAGATCCGTTTGATATCGATCATGATCGGGCCATTGGAAATCGTACATCATCACTGGCCATACTGGCATGGGTGTCATAGTCAGGATATTTAACGGCCAAAGAAAAACCCCGGAAAAATCCGGGGTTGTGGTTGAACAGACTGGATTTAGGCCAGTTTGAAACCTACGTTGGTAACATCAGTACCCGTGACATCCACGCCTGTGGTCACACCACTGGAAGAAGTGATCTGCACGTTACCAGCGGTGGAACCGTTGGTGATAGCACGGATCTGGGCTTCGAGCGTGGCAGCAGTATAGGCGCCTGTGGGATACAGGGCATACGAGATCTGACCAGCGTTGGTGCCTTCTACCTGGTACATGGCGATGGTAGCGGTCTGCTGGATGTTCTCGTTGATGATCTGCACGAGACCAGGATTGAACACTGTGCCACCACCGGAATAGTTGCCCAGCTGGTCACGCAGATCGATGTTCTGGTTGGAACCGTTCTGCACGACTACTTTGAAAAAGTCCAGTTTGGGACCCTGGGGTTGTACCAGAGCAGCGGTCGAACCGATGTTGCCGGTCTGTGAACCGTTTTGGATGTCAAGCGCGAATACTGGTTGAGCATCACCGTTGAATGGATTGAATACAGCCATTTTATTTCTCCTTAGTATATGAGGCTAGGCCTCTGCTGTTATTTACCATCTGGGACGAAAAAGGTGACCTGCTAGGCCAGTTCTGGATTGTTCTTAGCGAAGTTGGCAGCTGAAAAGCGCATGCGATCCACGAACTTCATGCCCTGGCCCACATAACCTTCATGGCCAGGTTCATCGTCCACGGATGCCTGCACATCTTGTGCCTGGCTATCCAACTGCCGCACCAGATCGTTTTTCAGCGAAGATATGTCCAAGAAAGCCTGGAACACAGCGGCCACTGCCTGTTTGTTGGTCGTGGCCCAGTCAAATATGCGTGGCGCCTTGGCAGGAGCTCGTTGCTGCACCCATTCGCCAAAGCCCGACACGAGATTTGAGTAGTCTCGTGAACGCACCCTGCTGTTGAGATACTGCTTGATCAGCTGTGGCAGATCTGTTATCTTGCGGGTACGCAGTTCTGCGGGATTGAACAGTTGGTCTATGGCAGCACCGTATTGAGAGATGATCTGTTGTACATCTCGCACTGTTTTGTCTCTGAGCTGGATCTTCCTGGGCTCACGCAGGCTAGGATCCAACACCAGTAGCCCAGGTGAGTCGGTGAGCGCAGCAGCACGGATAGGTTGTGCAGGTGCTCCGGGTTCGGCCAGGGCGGTGTGTATGACCACGCCCACATCGCTTGAACCGATCTTTTGTCCCAGCTCTGAATCCTGGGGCACACGATATTTCACTGTGTTGGGTGTGAATTCGTAGGCGCCATCCACCACGGACGGTTGGTCGGCCCACAAGAGATCGCCTTGGATGTAGCCACGGAAATCCTGTGGCACAGCACGGCGCAGCATGGGGAATAACTTTTTGTATAGCGCCACTAGATCACCGCGCTCACCACCACGGGCGGCCATGATCTGCTCGATCTGCTCGGGAGAAGTGGCCAGACCGTCGTAGCCCTTAGCCAGGAAACCGCTCTTGTCTGTGAGCACGAACTCACCTGAGGGTTTGCGGCCAAATATGATGGCGGGGCGACCATCCCACTTCACTGTGGTGTCTTGGGGATTTTTGGCCGTGGCCAAGATTCCGTCCAGTGCCTGCTGTAGCCCACGGCTGCCAGCGTCTAACACCATGTCTTCAGGATGCTCGATCCGCACGCCCTCGAATATGGGCTGCATGCCTTGGTTCACGATCCGGTCTCGGAGTCGTGCCATCCAGTTCACATCAGTATAGCCCATGCTTTCATCCAGGGGTGTGCCTGCCCGCTGCATGTGATCGCGGAAGTCTGCGAGTTTCTCATCCTTTTTGGGATCTGTTTTTAAAGCTGCCAGGATGCGTTCCACTGATGCTAGATCTTCGCGGGTGGCCGCAGGC